CATAAGGTCATAAGGTTAGACTCATCATTGTTCTTATGATTACCGTCTATGTGGTCTACATCTAGTTGTACTGCATGAAAAGCCTTAAACCCACAGAACTCACAATAGTCTTTCTTATGCTTATGATAACTGTTGGCTTTACACTTCCAACATATGCGATCCCACAGCTTTGTGCCGTACTCGCTTCTACCCTTTGAGCGTACAGGCGCACCACATGGGCATGTGCCTCTTACGCTCTTAGGCATTTAGTGCCATCCCTTACGCTTCCAATGATCTAAGGCTTTGCATGTATTGGGTTGCATTCCTTCATGAGTCTTAGTGTAACCGTATCGATGACCTATGTATCGTAAGCCCCAATCTATTTGCTGCAATGGTGTAGCTGTGCGTAACCATTCGCTCTTACCTTGTGGTATTCCATATACTCGATGAGTACCTTCTAAGTTACCTACTGCTTTCCAATTCCAAGCAGATTCTTTTCCGTACAAAACGCTAAGACATTTGTACAATTTAACTGTTAATTGTCCTTGAGCATACTGCTTTGATGTAAGTCTTTTATTAGGATCGTTTGTCGCACTTGCTGCTGATACAACGGAGAAGCATAGAGCTCCCCCGATAACGATTGCTACCGAGCGAACTAACCGCTTCACGGTTCGCTCTGAGCACCTGGTGTGCTCTAGCCCTCTGAGTGTACTTTGGTTGTCAACTTTATTAAGCATGGCTTCCTAACTTATCTCATTATATGGACAGTGATTTATCTCACACGATTAGGGCTCACTTTTTGTAAAGCTTGAGCATTCTTTTCACCAAGTGCAAAGTACATAGTTCGAAACATAATTACACGCTGAGTGCCGTCTGGTCGCTCAAACTTGAAGTTGTATTCACATGGCACGACCGCATCACTGGCCTGCCACATGCGATCCCACCATTTGCCCCTTGTGATAGGCAGCAGAGCTATGCCTTTGCCATGCTCCAGGAACTTATTAACCCAGGGCGTAGGAGTGCTATATGGCGGGTTCATCCAAACATTGCCATGCCAGTCTTGTGCTAAGCCATCATCTGCTTCTGTAAAGTATTGATCTGCAATGTTTCTGCCTCCATCTGGAGAACACACATCTAAATCAAACTTTACATTTAAGCATTGGAACACCCAGGCTGGAGTGTAGTGCTCGTCGCCTTTTTCTATGCCTCTACCGTAGCCCGACATAATAACCTTCTTTCTCTAAAGCAGCTAAAACTACTTTGGCCACGCGTGCTGGCGTATCTGGCATGTTAGTTTCATAAGCTGCCCAAAGCCCTTTTGCTGCTGCCAGTATTACCTCATTGTTCATTTGCCGCCCCTGTCTGTCGAATAAAACCCTTTACCCTTGAACACTAAGCCAGGTGCAGAATAGATTCGATTAGCCTGTGCGCCACAGCTAGTACATCGAACTAAGTCGTGATCCATAGATAGTTCTAACTCCATTTGTGTATTACAAATAGGACAGCGATAGTCATACATCGGCATTAACGGACTCTTCTTTCCCACAAGCTTTACACTCCCAATGTTTTACTTTCCAATTACCACAGTCAGAACATCTGACTAAGGTTTTCTCCCAGTCAATATCACCTGGAATCTTTGTATAACCTGCCTTGCGTAATAACTGCACCAAATCGACTAATGACAACATGCAGACGAACTCACCGACTGATGCTTCCCCTTGACCATTAAGTCTGAAACACGCAAAGCCAAGCTTCCCTGACTTGTCTGTACGTGCCTTGATTTGGCGTAGTGTCCCTTTAATGTCAAGTGAGTTACGAGCCTTAATCTCAATGTCGAACGGAACATTGAGAATGTCCTCGCCTTGACCACGACCGACACTAGCCGCATGCCACCATTGCTGCAAGTACATGGCGACAATACGTTCGGTCGCATAACCTCTATGCTTTCTGTGCTGGCTCGGCATCTGCTTCTTTCGATGACTTCAATGCAATATGGCTAACTGCATGGCATTTCATGCAAGTAAGGAAAACCTCATCATTAGCCTCTGGAGTAATAGCCACAGGTTCATTGCATAGATCGCAATAGATAACAATATCTTGCGGCTCTGGGAACTGTTCTCCCAAGATTGTGGCTGCGCCATTATCAAAGATTACCATTTCAGCCATAGTTATGCCCTCACCTTCTGTGGTCGCCAAGCCCCATCTGGGCCAATTTCATACCAGATAACATCTTCACCTTTAGGGCAACGATTCATCTCGCCTGTAGCAGCTGCAATGCACTTAAAATGACCCCAAGCCTTATTAGCCTTTGTCATTCCATGCGCCCAATGCATTTCACCATGTGGACATCGTGGAACATCCTTGTCAGTCGTAGCACCTATAATCTCCTTGACTGTTGCCACCGCTTCTTCGCTAGTTATTGGCATTGCAACTGTCTTGATAGTCCAGGGATCATCTTCTTTAGCAACTGGCACATAGTCCTTGACAATAGACATTTGAGTCTTAACAACTTTGCTCATCTCTTCTCTCGAAGCTCTCTTTCCTTTAGGCGCGTAACCTGCATTTGCAAGTGCGCGGCCGATCGCGCTAGTTTCGCAATTCTCCAATGCAGAAGTTGCATTAACACCGCGACTGCTAACTGTTTCCTCAGCGAGTCCTGTCGAGAACGCAACGCTATCCGCGAAAGTTCTGTAGAGATAAGCCTTAACAATGTATCGCTCTGCACTTGCTGACTCCAATTCTGTTGATAATCTGAAATCGGGGAAGTCCTTGATGAACTTAGCCAAGCGTTCTTCTACTGGCTCATAATCTGCAAGATTAAACATATAACTCATCTTCTTCCGTTTGTAGTTGAACTGCTATTGCCAGATACGCTATTGCATCGATGTAAGAATCTGTGTGTCTGGGCGATTCTTGGATTCTGGCGAGTTTAACCTCGACCATTGCAAGTGCAGCTTGAACATCTGTGATTGGGAAATCAAATAGATTGGATAGCCTTGCAGATATCCGACCCTGGTTAATTTTCGGATGACCATAGACCTTGCCACGATCTTGCATGATGTCGATTGCATTGATGAGAGCCTCAGTTGCTTTCATTTATTCCTGCCAGAATTCTTGTCTAGAGATTGAGCGACCGCGTGTATAACCTTCACGAACGCCATCTTTGTGGCCAGTCCAGTACCAGACAAAGGAAGTTGCAAACATAACTCCTACTATGCCCATTGCTTGTATCCAAAACATTTGTAGCCCTTCTGCCCCGATACTTTCGGGAACAGGAATAGTGTCACACAGCTAGTTAGATTTATTGTGTTGATTTTGATAACGAAATGGTAACAATTCTGAGTTATCCATCTGGACATCAATGTCATGTCTTATGTCGTTATCTAGATCGTCCATAGCGTTTGCCTGACACAATAAATGTGCCGTCCTTTTCAAGATTTATGATGCTGACCTGCACGTTTGCACCGATTTCCTCGATGATGATGAAGGCCTGCTGCCAGTTCATCGTGCCTTTAGTGTAATGAGCCTGCCTGACATCCATGAGATGCCCTGCTTCCCATCCACGCAGGATACGGCCTATACGGCCTCCTGAAGCCTCTCTGAAGGCCGATTGACCTGCCCTATGAGTGTGTCCACATATAACGCTAATACCATGCCTACGAGCCGCTTCTAGGGCTGTAAGACCAGGTGTAGGCTTTACGCTCTGCTCATCCCCATGAACTGCCACAATGCCCTTTGCTATGGCGTAAGGCTTCTTGTGATAGGTAATCCCTAGTTCATCAAGTTTCATAAACTTTTCAAAGCGCAACTCGGGTAAGGCTAAGAATGCAGGAATCTTCTTCATTGTGACGTTGTAAAGTCTGTCTGTGTGATTGCTACGAATCATGTGAGCTTCTTTAGCATGCTCAACTAATGACCAGAGAACCTCTACTGCTTGATCTCTATCAGCAGCTAGTGTTTGTTCGTACCAGCCTGGCGTGTTTTCTGTCCATCGGGATATTTGTGGGAGATCGATTTCATCTCCAAGTGTAACGACAGAATCGGGGCGGTAAGCCTTAATAAAACTTGCAACATTTTTAACAGCTACTGGATCGTGATAGGGAACTTGTAAGTCTGGAACTACTACAGTTCTTTTCATTCATCCTCATCGTCATACCAGTCTGGCTCTGGGATATTTGGGTTAATTGGGGATGGCAGTATCCAATCTGGATAACTGTTTTTCTCAATTATGATGGCAAGTGCCAAATCAACTGTGAAACCTGCTCGGCGTAGGGCGCGATACATTTCATTTACGCCAATAGCCCACGCATCTAACTTGGAATAGCCTTCATCCACAAGCTTCTTAGTTGCTTTTCTTGCCATGAGATAAGTGTCACCTCTCCAATAAGGAAATGATTGTTTCGACACGCCCTTCAAGTCGATTCAGTCTGTCATTCATAGAACTGCCACCGTTAGGTTTTAGTTCTGCTAAGTAATGTTTTACTAGCCAGCGAATAGAACCTGCAAAGCCAGTAACGATTGAGATGGTTGCAACTGCAATAGCCGCCCAGTTAAGGGCAGTCATTATTTCTGAATGCCCATGCTCGGATCGTTAGGGTTTAACCAACGAATTACTGGTGGCAAGCATGATGAAAGTCCAGCAGCTATCAACGCTTTTGGCTCTGTAACACCAGCTGCTGCAAGAGATAGAACTGCTACTAAGAATGCTCTAGCCCATGAGCCTGCTGCTGTTTTTAGGTCTTTCATTTGTTTGCTCCTAGCATCGGGATATCGAACCAGCGACCATTCTGATCGCCTTCTTTAGTAAAGCT